CATCTCTACCATTGCATTCATTTTAAAATAAGGTAATTCAAAATGACCAAACATATATTTGCATTTCATTTTTTGCACTTGTTTAAATTCGTCGCCTACTAACCAAGGTATGATTGCAACATCGTCCTGTAAAAAATGTTCATCTACCATTACAAAGTTAGACAAGTCCCTAGCATATTCAATACTGTTTAATTCTCTTTTATCTTTATAATATAAATCGTGATTACCTGTTATAAAATAAACAGTTTCAAAGGCATCATTTAATTTTTTAAAATCTTTAATAGATGCATTCATAGTTGCAACACTAATACTTGCTCTATGGTGATTCCAGTCACCGAGGAAAATACAGGTTTCTGCATTTCTGGCTTTTGCTTCTGCAATAAACCAGTCCACGTACCTGTGACAGTCTTCTATATGTAAACGGCTATTTTGCTTTAGTCCGTAATGTATGTCCGTAAAGCAGGCCGCTGTCTTAAACAGTTGTGCCATAAATTAGTCTTGTGAATTTTCAGATTGTGCGGCCTCTCTAAGTACACGCATTTCTTCTTCATGTTGGATTTGTCTACCATAACTTGGTAAATGTCCACTGTCGATTAAGATATCATCTCTAATCATCTGATTTCTTTTCTCTAAATTTAAAATTCTTGTAAAACTATTATTAACTGCGGCAGTATAATATGCAAATGGATTATCTGATTTTGCTTCATTAAATTGTAATCCTATTTGAGATAATTGCACTAATGCTTGACCACGCATTTCATCTACGTAAGTGTAACCTCTCCAGTTTGATCTGTGTGAATATCTTTCAACTAGTTTTAAGAACATAGTTCCTAACTTGTTTGTAATTCTTCCATGATCTACACAAAACTCACCGTTACTTAAACTGCCCTGCCAATGGCTTCTTGCAACTTCTTTTATTTCACCGCCTATGTAAGCATAATGTTTGAAGGGAGGAAAGTTTACTTTTGCTCTTGTTTCTGCTTCGTTCCTAGGATTCTTTTTTCTACCTGGCTCTAATGGAATATGTTCCATATCCATAACTCTAAAAACTAAATCTTCTTGGTCTATGCTTTTAGGATCTATTGCAAATTCTTTTTGCTTGGGTTTATTTTTATAATCTTTAGGATCATGTAATGCCATTGCGGCTTGATATCCTGCTGATTGTATTTGTGATGCTCTGTTTTCTCTAGCAACCTTTATACTGTTTCTGTTGATTTTTTTAACGTCTTCTAAAATTACATCAAAATTTGCATATTTGTCGTCTGCTACATAACAGTAAGTCATCTTACTTTTGTGTATTTCTTTTAGAATGTCTTTGTTGTTAAGGTAATTAACCTTTTTTGGCTGTGCCATACATAACTCTCCTCAAAATTATCGTTCATTTATATTGTGTTATTATACACAGTTCTTGTGCATTGTCAATAAGTATTTATAAGAACTGGCAATTTAAAACTAGTTTTAATGAATACGATAAATAGTTACATACAAGGAGATTAAATGCCAAGCGGTAGTGATTATTTAAAAGGATTAATAGGCGGAGTCGGAAACAACCTAATAGGCAAAATAGGCGGTGGAACAACTGTTACTGGAGCATTATTAGGCGGTTTATCTGATGCAGATTTCTATTCTTTCTTTTATGATGGCAATGCAGGCCCTAGTAGAAACCCAGGAAGTAATTTATTATTTGGTGCTAGACAGCTCAGTGAACAGCAATTAAAACAACAATTAGGTCAGCAAAGTAATCAGGCCGCAAGTTCTACTGCAATTAATCCTAGTGAAGGTAAAGGATTTGTAGATCATTATGACTGGAGAGCAAGATTAAGACCAAAGGGTGGCGGCGCCAAACGTTTTTACGGTAGCGAAGATAATAGTATTTTAGAGCCTATCAAATCTTCAGGTGGTTTAGTATGGCAATATACGCCGCAAATTTATGTATCAGCATCTGCTGAATACGATCAGGCACAAATGCAAGGAATGAATTACCCTATTAATACATATCAAATGTCAACACCTCCTAGACTTACATTAACATCTACATTCACAGTAAACAATATAGATGAAGGTAGATATTTTGTAGCAATGATGCAGTTTGCCAGAATAGTTACAAAATCTTTTTACGGTGATAGTTCAGTAGCAGAAGGCACATTTGGAACACCACCGCCTGTAATGTTATTTGAATATTTAGGTGATCATGGTTTTAATAAAGTTCCTGTTGTTGTATTATCTTACTCTATAGAATTACCGCCCGAAGTTGATTATGTACCAGTAGAAATTAAAGTGGGAGAAAAGCCAACAACAACCTATGTTCCAACAGAATCTACTGTTACTTTTGATTTATTACCTACATACACACCACATAAATTGCGTAAGAATTTTAATCTTAATACATTGAGAAGTGGACAAGCATATAAAGACGGATACATTTAATGGCAGATTTTCATAGACAAGATAGTTTTTTAAGAGGAGCACAATCCTTTGATGGCTTTTTGGATGTAAACTCTTTACCTAAAATTCCTGAAGATCCTTTTGAACTTGATTATAAAATAAAAGATGCAGAAGCAGGAAGGCCAGATATACTAGCAACAAATTTATACGGTACACCTAGACTTTGGTGGGTATTTGCTTTAAAAAATCCTGATGTCATTAAAGATCCCTTAAATGATTTTAAAGCAGGAGTTATGATAAAGATACCGTCACCGGAAACAGTCAAAAAGTTACAGGGATAATACAATGGACGGTGTAACAACAAATAATAACTTTTTAGGTGAAATACCAACTAATCCTTTAGATCAATTTGATAATGTTACATATAATATTAAATTATATTTAATACCACCTGACGAAGATATAGGCTCCGCACCTTTAGAAGATATAAATCCAAAATCAGATCAAGGAGGACAAACTGCTCCTAGAGGAGGATTTCTTAATGGCGCCTTTGTTGCAAAGCCAGAAAACACAGTGGTATTAGCACAAACCGGTGTCACAGGGACACTAATAGATAATTTAGTAATTACACAGGTACCATCAGGAAAAGGATTTTCTTTAGCAAAAGAACTTTCCTGCACAATTAAACAACCGGGTGCCGCTAATTTTTTCGATATGATTGTCCTAGCAAGAAGACGTTTAGGAATAAAAGATCGCCTTCCTTCAGGAGAGGCTTCTTCTCCTTTCTTCTTTGAAATAAATTTTCAAGGATATAGAGAATCAGGTGATGGATTTGAATCTGATGACGGTGGACAAGTTAGGCATATTGCAGGTCCTTACAGATATAGGTGCCTATTAAAAGATGCAAATTTTTCATTAGATAGTACAGGTACAACTTACGATTTAAGTTTTGCTGTTACAAATGATGTTGCTTTCTCAGATAGAAATTTTAAAACAGAATCAACAATTACTGCTACAGGAAGCACTATAACAGAAATGATAACCTCTTTTAAGGATAGTTATAATGCTTTGAAAAAACTTAATTCCGGTAAAACTACAGATTTACCTGATCTTATAGAATTTAATTTACATAATTTAGTAAAAGAAGGACAGGATATCATTAAGGATGAGACTTTAGTAAATGAACAACAGATAGATGCTCATGTAAATACATTGTTAGACGATTCAGGTGAAACAAGATCAGACATAGTTGAAAAGGCTAAAGTTGTAGAAGGCGGTACAAATATTAAAACAGAAAAAATTAAAATAGAAGTACCGGCAGGTACCAGTATAGATAAATTTATCGGTATGGTATTAAATCGAAATAGAGATTTTATGAACGGCATTGTAAGGAGCAAAGAAAAGAACGCTCAAGGTACTAATACAACAGAAAGAGAAAAGACTAAAACTACTAATGTAAATTGGTATAAAATAAATGGCCTTGTTAAGCAAACAAAATTTGATGAAACTAGAGGAGGGTATGCAAAAGAAATTATCTATATCCCAACAGTATACAAAACTCCTACAGAAGCTCAGATAGCAGACCCCAAAGAATTAAATATTGAAGAAGATGAAATAAAAGCCAGAATACAGGCTATGGATATAAAGAGGGCCTATGAATATATTTTTACTGGGCGTAATGATCAAATATTAAGTGTAGATTGGAAATATAATTTTGGGTTTAATCTGCTAATACCTCCACACGGAGGAAGATTTGGTAATGCTGTTTTAAATGAAATTGCAAATTTTTCCACTGAACCACAACGTAGTGATGACGGTTCCCTATCCGGTAAAGACCTTGCTTCGTTAGGTTCTATTTTACAAGATGCTAAAAAGTTACTAAATTTATTTAAAGCCGCAAAAGAAGGAAGTATACGAGATCTTGCCAAAGCGGCCGGATTAGATGACGCAAAGATCAAAGAGGTCATATCAGAACGTACAGGTAAGGCCGCAACAGCATTAGTAGATGCATTGTCTAATAAACAAATTGGACAGGCCGTAGCAAATGCAATTTTACCTAAAGGTTCTTCTAATTCTGCAGGTAGTTTTACAGAAAGCGACAGGCAAATACAAATAGATAATAGTATAGGCGAAACTTACGATCCGGAGCCAAGTGGGTATATTTACGGAAACGATCTTTTAAGTGGCATAGGATTAGATATAGATATAGAACCATTTTTATCTGATGCAGATGTCAAAACGGCTGAAGACGCCGGTATAGATTTAAATAGTTTAAAACCTAATGTTGTTGAAACTATGGTAGAAAGCGAAACGTCCTCAAGTGGTCCTCCATCATATAGTAATACTTTATTTGGGTATATGTATGGGCAGAAAGACACCGCAGATATTATGTTTAATTTAGACATGACATTAAGAGGAGATCCTTGGTATTTAGGAGAAGCGGACAGGAAAGGTTATGTGAGTTTTGATAATATACCAGATGCCAAAACATCTAAATCTACAGAGGAAGGATTAGATGATTTCGGATCAGATAATTTTATTTTATTTGAATTGAGGCAACCGCAACACTTTGACCCATTTATTAATGATGAAGATTTAAATACAGGTATGTATCCTCCTGGTAAGCAAAGTTATATGGTTACGGGTGTATATAGGATATTAGAAGTCGAAAATAGTTTTGATAACGGTAGGTTTACGGTAAATGCTCGATGTGCTAAAGAATTTACTTTAGACTTGTCTAAATTAGATATAGATAGTTTAAGAGTTAGTGATTTACAGGATACAGCAGTTGAGGCTCAGAGACTTAGAGATGCAAAATCAATAGATCTAACAGAATCTGGAGATAGATCATCTTACACACCTGACTTTATACAAGGTGCATTAGATACATCAAATAATTTAGGCTTAGGCTCAACGGCAGAGTCGTTAAGAGATAATGGACTTATTAGCAGTGAACAATATGATGCTTGGAAAGACAAATACGGAGGAGGATAATGCCTAAGAATTTTTATGTAAGCAGTGATTCCGCAGTAACTCATGGTAATCCAATTGATAAAAAGAATACTAGTAAAAAATACTTTGGTATCTATATAGGTATAGTAGACTTTAATACAGATGCTACAAGAACAGGTAAAGTATCGGTTTACATTGCAGAATTAAATAGAGACCCTAGTGAAAGAACTTTATTTGAGTGTATGTATACGTCTCCCTTTTATGGAGGTTCTAGCACATCTTTTGTAAAATCAGATGATGTAACACAGGAAGAAAAATCTAGGCGTTCATATGGTTTTTGGACACCACCCCCTGATGTAGGCAATGTTGTTTTAGTTGCATTTGGTGACGGCCTTTTATCAAATCCTTTTATAATAGGCCACACAATGCCTACGCCATATAACCAGATGATACCGGGTATCCCTGGTGGCCCAAGTTTTCAAGGTGGACCATTTAATACACCTACAGTAGAAAAAAATAATTTCGATCCAGACGATAAACATAATGGTAAACTAAGACCTATATTTCATGACTTTGCAGAAACAATAACAAAGCAAGGTCTTATTAACGACCCAATAAGAGGTGCGACATCTAGTAGTGCTAGAAGAGAATCCCCAAGTCAAGTTTTAGGTATTTTAACAAAAGGACCTAGAGACCCTGACGGTAAACCTTTAGGACCCGGTCATCAATTTATTATGGATGACAGTGAAAGTAATTCTAATATAAGATTAAGAACAGGTGGCGGAAATCAAATTTTACTAGACGACTCAACAGGTTCGATTTATGTTATTAATAAAAACGGTACAGCATGGTTTGAATTAGATAAAAATGGTAACATAAATGTTTTTGGCGAAGGCTCAATGAGTTTGAGAAGTAAAGGAGACTTTAACTTAAGAGCAGATAAAAATGTTAATATTGAAGCAGGTAATGATGTAAATATAAAAGCCGCAGGTGATAATGATGCCGGCGGATATAAAGGCATTGCAAGTAAATTAGGTGCATTAGGAATACCACCATTGGGTGTAGGCGGTTCTGTAAGAATACATGGAACGGAAGATGTTTCTATACATGCAAACTTGAACTCTCAGATTACAGCAAACGCAGGTGAACTACAATTAAGTTCTGCAGGAAGATTAACAGCAACAAGTACATTGGGTGTAGCAGTACAGTCACAGGGTTATACAACTGTTCAAGCAACAGGTAAATTAGATGTATTATCAGGAGGAGTTGCAACAGTTTCTGCAGGTGGTGTTTTAAATTTATTTGGTGCTACAATAGGATTAAACAATCCTGGAGTACCACCAACACCAGATCTTATTCCTGCTATTCCGGCGCCACAATTAGGCGGTGCAGAAAAACCAGATCAATCCTCATCTCAACCTGAATACGATAGAGAGTCGGAAGGTAATCCTATACAAAACGGTGGACAAAGACCTGAAAAAGGCCCTAGTATTAATACTATTGTAGGTAAACTAGTTACAGCAGAACCTTACATAGGACACGGGCAATACGATCCTAGTTCAGATGATAAAGAAAGCATGGAAGAAGATATTTCTGCAGAATCAGAAACGTTAGAAAATCAAATAGATCCTACAGATGAAACACCAGCAGATGCTGATACGCCTGAAGGTACAAAGATAGGTAAAGGATTTTCAGATGCAAAAGATAAATTTGGTGATTTAAAAGACGATTTTGATGAGGCTACATCTGGTGTCAAATCAATCTATGAAGATTATAACGCAGTACTAAGTGATTTTTATGCCCTTCAAGATTTAAACTTTGCTAGTATACAGGGTCTAATGGGAATTGCAGATAAATTAGGAATTGCTATCCCGCCGTTTAGAATTCCAACGGTAACAACTATACAACAGAAAATTATAGGACAGTCTAAAATACTAACTGACCTAGAAGCAAGACTTAATCAGTTTTCTTTAGACGGATTGGGACTGCCAGTTGATTTACAAGATGCAGTTGTTAAAGGTATGAAAGGTGATATAAGTGGTGCCATTAACGATGCAACAGGCGGAAAAGTAGAAGACTTTAAAAATGCGGCTAAAGACAAAGTAAATGGAGCAACAGGAGGTAGTGGCAGTGGCGGATAATGTATTTGATGATGTTGTAGAAAGATTAGCAAAAAAAGGGATAGATGTCTATATAGACGGACCTAGTATAATTTATTTACATAAAAAGACAGGATATAAATTAGTAGAATTTATAGACGGACTAGGGCCTGCTTCAGAAAGACTTGCCTTAGAAGCCGATCTTAAAAAGGCACTTAAAGATGCACAAAGATTTATACAAGTACCTTTAAACGATAATCAATTAGGCGCAATGGCAAGTTTCATACAACACATAGGTATAGATAATTTTGCAAAAAGTAAAGTTTTAAAAGCATTAAACGAAAAAAAATATGAAGCAGTACCAAAACTTATGCAGAACTATAGGGTAGGAAGAATGGGTAAAAAACATACTAGGCCTAAAGTTAGACAGGACTATATTGCTAGAAGAAGATACGAAGCAGAATTATTTTCTACACCAGGACATCTCAATTGGCAAGTAGAATTAGATGATGTTGAGGAAACGTTATACCCAGCACAAAGAAATCTTAGTTTTGAAGAATTAAGAGCGGTACTCAAACTTGCAAAAAGAAGAGCATATAATAAATTAGGAATTTTCTTTTAAGCAGTCTGTCTTAAAGCCTTTTTAAGATCAGCATTTTCGACTAACAATCTATATTTTTGTTCTTGTTCATCTGCAACTGCTTTTTCTAATAATTTTATATGAGCTCTCAAACCATGATTCTCATTATTTTTATCAACGAGCATAACTCGTAATTCCTCTTCTAAGGTATCGTTTAGTGTGTTTATATCTGACATATTATTCCTCAAAGATAATTTGTTGTAACATATCTGTTACATCATTATTTAACAAAACTCCGCTGTGACCTGCTTCTATGTAAACATTTTCAGTGTTTTTGAATTTAGGCGGTGTGGTAGATTGACTAGCAACCGATATCATTCCATCGTTTGCATGTCCACCTAACCCTGCTAATGGATTAGACCCTCCTGTACATACTATATTAGTGTGTTTTCCTGTAAAAGACTTTTCTTGTAAAAGTCTTAAAACATCTGCACCTGGTTTAGTATTTTCAAATACTTTTCTATTTCTAAAAATCATAGATAATATTCTTGCTACTGGAGTACCTTCCCAAGGAGTTGCTATTGTAATAAGGTGATCTACTTTTCTAGGATACACACTTGCATACCAACTTGCTAGTAATCCGCCAAAACTATGTCCAACTATTACTACCTTTTGCTTACCCCATTCTCTTTCTTTTTGCATTCTTACATGCTCAACTAAATCGTAAGGATCTTGCTCCATGTCGTATGCAGGTGCAAAGAATGGATGTTCTGGCATCTTTAATGTATAATAATTAAAGTTATCAGGGTCTGCATTCGCACCATGTAAATAGATCACATTTTTCATATCATTATTATAACACCTATATTAAAGATGTCAAGCAATAATTAAAACTATATTTAAATATTTTGATAAATACTTACATGGCGACATTGTTTAAAGGATTCAGTACAATAGATAAAAAAAGGGCACCCTTTACCCTTACGGACACTGATCTTATCAAACGAGATTTGTTAAATCATTTCTATACTAAAAAGGGAGAACGAATTATGCGACCTAATTTTGGTTGTATTATTTGGGATATGTTAATGGAACAAGACTCGCCGGCTTTACAAGAAGAGATAAGAGAAGATATAGAACGTATTGTTGAGTTAGATCCTAGAGTAACTTTAGAAAATACAATTTTATATATAAATGATCAAACTATAAGAGCTGAAGTAGTGTTAAAATATTACAATTTAGATCAAGCAGATACTTTATATTTAGAATTTAATAAAAGAAATGCAGAGGCAGAATAATGGCATTAGTTGATAGACAGAATAATTTATTTGCGGCAGAGGACTGGAAAGTTGCATATAAGGCTTTCAGCGAAGTAAACTTCCAAGCATATGACTTCGACACAATGCGTACTAGTTTAGTTGAATATGTAAGAACAAATTTTCCTGAAAACTTTAATGACTATATAGAAAGTTCAGAGTTCATAGCAATTATAGAATTATTGGCATTTTTAAGTACAAGTTTAGCATTCAGAATGGATGTTAATACCAGGGAAAACTTTTTAGAAACAGCAGAAAGACGAGACTCAGTATTTAAATTAGCAAGAATGCTAGGATACAATCCTAAGAGAAATATTCCTGCAAGTGGATTAATGAAAGTTACTGCTGTAAAGACAAACGAGCCTTTACAAGACAGTCAAGGAAATGATATATCAAATCAAAATATATTCTGGGACGATGCAAATAATCCAGACAGTTACGAGCAGTTCATTACAGTATTAAACGCCGCAATGGGAACAACAAATAGATTCTCATCACCTGTAAAATCAGGTAAAGTAGGCGGTATTAATACTGATCAGTATACAATAAGTACCCCTATTACATCTCCAATTGCACACAGTTTTAATCTTAATGTAAATGGTGTTGCAAGAAGTTTTGAAATCGTTAATGCTGATTTCTTTGATGGAGAATATTTTTATGAAAAGCAACCTGACCCAACAAACAATTTAGGGTTCTTTTATAGAAATGATGGATTAGGATTATCAAGTAATAGTACAGGGTTCTTTTTGTTATTTAAACAAGGGCAATTAGCATTTGAAGATTTTAATTACGAGACTCCGTTACAAAATAGATTACAAGATATTATAAAAAATAATATTAACGAAACAGATGTTTATATACAAGAAGTAAACACGCAAGGTATTGTACAAAATCAGTGGACTAAAATCCCAAATACAGTAGGACAAACTTTAAATTATAATAGTAAGGCACTTAATACAAGAAATTTGTATTCTATAGAAAATCTTAATAATGACGGAATAAGAATTAAATTCCCAGACGGTAATTTTGGTAATGTTCCTTCTGGTATATTTAGAGTATGGCATAGAGTTAGTGATGGAGAAAGATTTACTATACATCCTGATGATACTAGAAACACATCAGTTAATGTACCTTATGTAAATGCAGACGGCGAATCATTTACATTAACATTTACATTTGGTTTAGAAAATACTGTTAGCAATAGTTTGCCTGCAGAGAGTCTACAAAATATAAAAAATAGAGCACCTCAAACATTCTATACACAGAATAGAATGGTGTCAGCACAAGATTATAATATATTTCCTTTAAGTCAGACATCAAATATATTAAAACTTAAAGCAACAAATAGAACACATGCAGGTCACAGCAGATATATAGATATTAATGATCCAACAGGAACTTTCCAAAGTGTTGAAACATATACTGAAGATGGATTTCTTTATAAAGACGATGACCCTATAGCAAAAGAAATTATAGTCAGTGATAATAATACACCTGCTGAAGTTGTAGATAATACTATTGTAAATTTCTTAAAAGAACAAAAATTAAACAATGTAATATATGACACATTAAGAGAAAAATGGAGTAACTTTATTCCAACCAAGTTCCAGACTGATACTCTTAATATAAGATGGAATCCTCTTCCTGTAGCAACAGATAGCACAACCGGTTATATGACAGAAACATTTAGTAGTGCTGATACTGTAGTAATGGTAAACAATACAGAGTCTACTAAAGTTTTCCAAGAAAATACATTTATAAAATTTGTAGATACAACAAACATTGCAAATTATAAATGGGTTAGAGTTACAGGTGTACAGAATAATGGTGCTTTATCCAGTGGATTAAGTACAAGCATAGGTCCTTGGACACTAAGTGATAATGTAAATTCTAATTGGAGAGCAGACGAAGTTATTGCAAGTTTAAGAAAAACATTTACTAATTCAGAACAAACACTTATAGAAGATGCTTTAAAAAATAAAAGTACATTTGGTATAGGTTTTGATTTAACTGATCAATCTTATTATGTAATATCAAATGCAAACCTACTTAAAACAGGAAATTTAGGTATAGAGAATGCAAAAGATACCACATTATCAGGAAAAGATAATAGTTGGATCATGCTATTTGAATACACACCTGTAGATACTACTAGTTACAAATACAATGTTAGTATACGAGGTTTATCTTATGTTGTACAAAGTGCTAACGACTTAAAATTTTATAATGTTAAATCTGTAAAAGTTACAGATGGTACAACTCAAGCAGTTAGTGATACAATTACGTTTAATACATTAAATTACAAACCTGGTGTAACAGAAACATTTGTATGGTCAGATTCAAATGATGATGGTGTTGCAGAAGCCTGGCAAAGTTTAGATAATTCAGCATACTACGACCCTAATGGTTTAAGAACAAATATTGCATTAAGAACACGAGATATAAAATGGTTTGATGTTAATGTAACATGGCAAAGTACATTTGGATTATTGAGAAACGATGCAGTAACTGATAATCATACTCCAGCAAATATATATGCTTTAAATAGATTTGTAAATGCGGCGAATGTATCTTTAAATCCATATTTTGATGATGGTAACATATCAACTAATAATGTAACATTGTCTAATAACGATGGCCGTATTTCTAAATTACCAAATAATTTAAATTTTACTTTTGATAATACAACTTTTGGCTACAATATTTTAGATGACAATGGTGATATTACATATAAACAGTACAATCATAATACTGGCCTAACAGAAATTTATCATGGTAACAGTTCAATATACACATACGGTATAGACGGAACTACTGGCAACACAAGTGAAGTAGGAAGAATGTTCCTATCAAATGCAAATGCTACAGCAGGAACAGGTACCTTAACATATGATGAGTTAGATGATAATTTCCACTTGTTTGCATCAGATACAACAGGTGCTATAAGTAGGGATAAAATTTTAGTAGAATACAAATCAGCCAAAGACAGATTAGATACTGATATTGTTTATGAAATTTCAGACGTATTTAAATACTCAGATGGATATACAGATAATAGAAAAGTAAAAGTTGCACCAGTAGATTCTGATGGCGACTTAGTTCCTGATAAACCGTTCCAGTTTAATGAATTCGTATCAAGTACGGATCTTATAATATTTGAAAATTATACAGACTTTGATGGCTATGTATATGATAGACCGGTAAGTGGAGTAATTTTAGATTGGAGGGGAGAGACAGATTGGGATAATACAAGAGCCAGCGGAAACCCAGCGACTATATCTCCAATAAGTTATTCTGATCCAGTTGAATGGAGTACAGTAAATTATGTTATTGTGGATACATTAGCATTAGCAGAAAAGTTTGAAAACACAGCAGACCAATATTTTGGAATAAAAATTTATGTTGTTGAAAACGAAAAATTCTATGTAATGACAAGAAGTAGTACAAATTCTAATGCTATTAGTTTAGTAGAAACTGCTAATTGTTTTGTTAAAACAGGTAGGGGCAAAGATCAAAATACAAGACTACCTG